TTTTCTATTTGCTTTAATTTATCCATCTTCTTCTTATCTATCTCTTGCATAATATCTACAGCTTCAGATCTTTTAAATAAAGGTGCTTGTTCTAATTGCAATGCATCTTGTATTCTTTCTAAATTAGCTTCTACTAATTTTTTAACATTACGTCCTTTAACCTGTGCAGCTAATTCTTTTATTATTTGTGTTGTTTCTCCTCCAGATGCAGCAACAGCATTAAACAAGTCGTTTGTCTTAGAAGCTTCGACTAAAGCATTTTGTGTATTTTCTAAATCTATTTTGTTTCCAGCTACAGTTTCAACTCCAGCTTTTTTATCTTTTGTACCGACAGCCCTTAATCTAATAAGAGTTTTCTTTAGTTGAGAAGAGATTTCTGCTCTAATTTCTAATAGTTGTTTTGCATTTGTTGACTTTAAGTAATCAGCAAACAAAGGAATTACACCATCTTCGGGAGGCATATCGACAGCCTCAGATGCCATCAATACAGCTTGTTTGATCTTTTCTATTGAAGGGTTACTTTTATCTATAGCTTTAAAAACATCAGTTATAGCGGTAAACGAGATAGGTTGAGAGCCATAAGCTAATCCTTTTTGTAGACCTATATCTCCTTTTAATAATTTATCAAATAGATAATCAGGTAATCTTGCTAATTGCATACCTTCGATAACTATTCTTTGCTTTAAGCTCATCCCCATCTCAGCTAAAGCTCTAGGAGATTCGTTTCTTATAATTTTAGCTACGTCAGTTACAGCAATAGCTCCTTTCTGATCGTAGTTAAAAGAATTGACGTTAATAATTGCAGCTTGTGTCTGTGCAGCTTTAGCGTTTGGTGCTTCTATTGTTTGGACATTGACAGAATTAATGTTAGATTTCTTTGCTAAATCTATTCTGTTGTGACCATCAATCACATATAGCTTACCTACTGGCCCAAGCTCTCCAACATCATCTTTCCATACGCTTACTACCCCAGCAAATTTAGGATCAAATTCTGTTTGATCTGCTAGTGATCCACTTACTCCAGACTTATTAAACTTACCTGATTCTTTTATTTGAAAAATGTGAGGACGTATTACTAGATCGTTTGGATTTATTTGAAATACTTCCAAAGGAGTTTTAGGTCTGTTAGCACTTGTTACACCAATCTTGTCGTATGCAGTTTTGCTTTGATCTGGACGTACTTGATTGTTTAAAGTTATTGCTTCAGTTAATTTTGTTTCTGCTTTGGCAGAATTATTAATTGATTTTACAAATGCATTTTTTTGTTTTTCTGCTTTTTCTTCTGCTGCTTTTAATTTTTCCTGTAGCTCTTGTACTCTAGCTTTTTCACTAGCAAGCTCAGTATATACTTCTGTCTTTTCTCTACCTTCTACATTTGACTTTCTTTCCGCATCTTTTATTTTATTTTTTTCAAGTTGTAACTGAGTGTCTTTAGTAACAGCAAGAGATTTACGTTTTGCACTTTCAGCCTGTATATCATCTATTTCTAATTTCATTTCGTCTATATCTCTATAAGTAAATCCTAAAGTTTCAGCTAATTTTTTAGCAATCTGTGTGTCAGCTAAATATTCTGCAATAGGATCAATTAACAGTTTTTCAGCATCATCTACAAAAGTTTCTAGATTTTGTTTATTAAAAGTATATGATAATTTATGTCTGTTTTTACCTGTAAATCTATTTGATTTTCTCTTTACATTTTTAATAAATTTTGCTGTTTCGTCTTGTAAGACCTTTCCATCTCCTTTTGCTATTCCGCTAAAAACTCTAGATATTGGTTCTCTAAAAGGTTTAGATCCAACACCAACACCGCCCATACCTATCCCAAATAATGGGCCAAGCATAAATTCAGATATAATCATTGACTTTAATTTTGCCTTAAAAAATCCATCATCTACACGATTTTCATAGTCTAAAAAGTCAGGAGTAAAGGCATCCAAGCCATAGTCAGCGTATGGATCTCCTACAAATGATTCTGCAATCGCACCAGCACCAGCACCTTTTATTCCTTCTTTAACTAAAAACTTAGAAACAGTTTTAAATCCTCGTCCATATCTAGTTTTTCCAAGAAGATCTCTTGAGATAAGATTATAAAAATTTCTAAATGCTGGGCTGGTAGCTTTTAATTTTGCAAGCCCTGTTTTAACTGCGACTACTTCTCCCGCTGGAGTAGGCTCTGCCATGATACCCGCTGCTATAGCAAAGAAAGGTATGCTATTTCCTAAGAAATTAGTTGTGCCATCAGCAAACCATCTACCAGTATTTTGTTCTGGATAACCACCACTTAATTCAGTTAAAGAAGGCAATCCAAAAAGTCCGTAGTCAATACCTCTTGCTTGATCTTCTGGAGAGATAGGATCGAACTGTTCAAAATTTTTAACTTCTCCACCAGTTACGTTAACAGCATCAAGTAAACTCATGCTTTTTCCATCTTTTCCGTAACCTAGTTCTTCAAAAAAATCTGTAAAGCTTCTATTTTCTATACCTTTTTTTATTGCTTTAAACGAAATTGCTGCTGCACCTACTGGATCTCCTGATACAACTTCTGCCATAGAAGCTGGCATATCTCCTCTTAAAAGATTTTGTCCTGTATTAAATAAGTTTTGAGTGACACCCATTCCAGCCCTGTCTATCATTCTTAATGCATCTCCAGCACTATTTCTCCAATGCATCTTTCCTCTTAGATGTTCTGGATCATACTCAATACCAAAAAGATTACTATGTGTTTTTGTATCTATTTTTCCTTCTGCTAAACCTTTTAAGTATTGTTCCTTGTTTGACTCTCTAGTAATAATTGTTTCGTCTGATTCTACGTTTGTAATCTCTTCATTAAAATCATCATCTTCTTTTTGATTAAAAAGTTCTTTTCTTTCTTTTCTTGTGTCTTTTTCGTAGTTAGGAGTATAACTATTAAAATTAAACAGACTTTCTTCTTCCTCTTCTTCTTCCTCTACTATATCTGTATTAACTGAATTTTCTTCGTCCATCTAGGTTTTATCCCATATTAACTTTAATCATACAATTTTACACTAATTAGTCAATTTATTTCTTAGTTATTACTTCTTCCCAATGTTTTCTTCTTTGTTCTTGATTCATATTTTTCATTTCTCTTATCAATTCAACAGGAATTTTATCCATAGGTATGCCAGATTTTTCTAATTGATCTATTAAAAATTGGTCAATAGTATAAGTTCCATTTCTTCCTATAATTTTATATAAATTCTTTTCAATCATAGTCCAGCCATTTGGCATATCTTCGCCTGACATCCAAGACAAAAGAAGTCCAGAAGGTTTTTTCGACTGTAGCCCATTACCTACTAAAGCTTTTTTAGTAAAGATAGGTTGGTTAGGAGAGTTAACGTAAACACTAAAAGTAGATGGATCTATTAATACTCCATTGGCATCTTTATTATTTTTGTTGTAACCATTGTCTCTTTCAAACTTATCAAGTGTGTTTTCAAAATCTCCACTACCAAAAAAAGGAGACCTGTTTGGTTTAACTCTTCCTTCTATAAAAGCATCTTCTTCATTCCATCTTCTGGTTATTTCTCCTACTACAAAATTGTTCTGTGCAATTACATCACTAGGAAAATTGCTTTTAGCTTGTTGAATAATTTCTTCTATTTCTTGATTAATAGTTGGTTCGGCAGAAGTATAAACAGTATTTCGATCATAATTTTCATTTTGTATTTTTTGTTTTTTTGCGTAAGTTGCAAAAAGGTCTTTAACTAAATCTTGTCCAGTTTTATATATAGTTCTAAAATCTTTTCTATCAGAGTTAATTAAATTGTTGTTAACGATTCTTAAGTCTTCTGTTAGTTTTGGTAGACCTTTATAGTGATCTTTAAATAATTCTAGGTCTTCTTTAAAAAGTTCTTCTTCCGCACTACCTTTAACTATGCTGCCATTAAGAAAATTATAGCTCCTATCTATAAGGCTATTTTTCTCTGACTCATATTCAAGAGTTGAGATATTATATTTTATGTCAACAAGTTTTGCATTATAAGCTTTAGTTATTGCGTTAATTTTATCTTGGTCGCCATTGGCTGATTCTATTAATGTATCTCTTTCTTTTTGTAATGCTGTAATAGCTGTTTGTACATGAACATTACCTTTTATATCGTCAGTTGCACCAGTAATTATATTTGTAAACAAAGTACCTTTGCCACCTTCTATTGGTTTTTTTAAAACATTTTCAAAAGATCCTTCGTAACTAGATATTTGTGACTTTTCTTTTCTGTCATTTGCTTGTAAATTTTTTTGTTCTGTCGATCCAATAAGAAAATTTAACTGTGCTTCCCCACCAATACCATCTATTAATCTTAATTTATTATTTAACGTGCCATTCTTATTAACTCTTTCCTCCAGAGGCCCAATCATTAAAGGAAATACTTGGTCAGTAGTACCAATATTTTTACCTAAAAACATAGTTTCTATAATTTCTCTAGGGTTATGAAAACCAGCTTCTCCTAAATAATATTGTGTTTGTGCAATTACGTTTGATATAAAATCAACTTGTTCTTGTCTTGTAAACAAATGAGTATTTTTTAAAAAATCAATATCAGAATTTAATGTTGTTATAAAATTTGCTGGATCAAATGTATTTCCTACAGCTTTTAATTGCTGCAATGTCAATGTCACATTGTTCATTGACGAAGTAATTATCTTATCTTTTTGTTTTTGTGTAAAAACTTTATCTTGGGTTTGCATTGAGTTATACAATGCGTTTGAAACTTTAGGTTCTACGTTTTTTAATTCAAATGCACTAAGCTGCATGCCTCCATAGACATAATCATCAAAAGCTTTTATGTACCTAGCATCTTTAGGATCTAAGTCACTAACTCTTATTTCTTTTAATTTTGCGTCTTTATCAGTTATACCTCCATCTGCATTTATATCTGGAACAAGAATGGTTTTTGAATGGCTAGGCCACGACATTGCTCTATTTAAAACTACTCGTTCTCTGTCTTGAGATAATAAAACTTCTCCAAGATTTCTTCTTTTATTTATTTGTCTAATTAATTTTTCATTATTTAATATTTGTTCTTTATCATTATCGTTAATTATTGCTTTATTTTTTAATCGTTCTGTATCTTTTTCTATTTTGCTTATATAAGTTTCTAATTTTTTAACAGGGCTATCGCCTTCTCCAAACCTGTTAATAATATTAAATGCTATGGCTTCATTTTCTTTCTGGTTTTTTTCGTTTAGTTTTTGTACAGCAGTACCAAAATTATTTACTCTTCCAGAAAATTCAGTAAAGGCATCGGCATATGCACCAGCATCTTGAGGAGTAGCATTTTCTATAACACCAGCCACGCTTGGCAACTCTAATTGCGGGATCTGGGTTAACGCTGCGGGGGTAACAGCAGATTCTCCATACCATCTTGCGTTTAATATTTTCGGTTCTTCTATTTTGGTATTACCAGTAGAAGGACTAACAGTTAATCCATCAAGAGATACTTGTTTAGCACTACCTCTTTTTTTAGATTCTTCGTTCTTGCCAAGACTTAACCCTTTTGTAGATACCATTTAACTTAAACTCCAATTAGGCATACCACCACCAGATAAAGTGCCATAAGTATTAAAGCCACCCACAACAGAACTAGCCATGCCAAGAGCGTATGGCCCAAAGCTCGGCTTCGGTATTTCCAAAGGCTTAACAGGATCAAGTACTGTTTTCTTAAGATACGTTGCAGTTTGGCCTCGCCTACTAGCCCGATTAGATTGTGCATCAAGACGTTGCGATTGCGTTCCTTGTAGAGCAAACGCTGAATTTCGATTCGTTATAAAGTCTGCTGCTGCTTGGGTTCGTTTTATATCCGCAATCAAAGTCCATGCGTTTGTTCCTAATCCTCTTAATGCTGCAACTTCTCCTTTCTTTTCTAAATATGTTCGACCTCTTGCAGTCCTTTCTTGTGCTGATTCCTCCATCTGTTGCATCTGGTTCATAGTAATAGTTGTACTATCTCTTTCATATTGCAAGTCTGCTAAATAATTACTATGTGCTATTGCATCTTCATTCATCTGTTTCTTTACATCTTCAGTCATTCGGTTTGACTGTGCCTGTAAAACATTACTTTGATAAGTTAAATTTTGCTGTGCGTTTTGATATGCAACATTTGTCTTAGCTTGCTGGTATTGCATATAGCTACCAGCTACACCTAAGACCCCTGAGATAACAGCTATAGGAATTGCACCGCACATAGTTAGTTCTTTACAAATTCGTAAAAAGGAATACCCGCTGCTCCAAATGTAGCGTGTTTTTTAATGATTGAGAAACCCATCCACTTAATCCATTTTATATGAGTTGTATTTCTTTCATCAACATAGTTATATAAAAGTGGATAATTGCAATGAAACTTTTGTAATTCTATTGGCGAATACTTTAAAAAATCTCTTACATCCTTATAATCATTAATCATAGTTTTATGACCTAACATCCAAATCCTTCCAACTTTTGGAGAACAAGGTACTACACCATACATTCCCATTAAATTACCTTTTCTTCCAACCATAGTCATACAAGGTTTACTGTTAAAAAAACAATAAAACAAAGCTTCTTGAGGAGATGATCCAGAGTAAGCTAATACTTCCTCTTTATCTTCTTGTCGCATATTTGCTGCAAGTTCTACAACATCAGAAAGTATTGACTTTCGCCAAGTAAACTTTCCTACAATCGTCTTGCTCTGGTGTGTAGCCATCCTTCCCATTCTGATGATTGAATACGACAGGGTAGTGGACTATCGCTTAAGATTTCAACTTTAGTGTCGTTATTATGTGCCATTACTGGCACTCTAAATGTACCCGCTAAGAAAGGTGCTTGACCAAGTGCTGGTGGATTTTGACCAACAATAAACCCATTATAAGGGTAAGTGAAAGGATCTCTACCTCTTGGTGTGACTTTAATTTTAAATGCAGAAGTGTCATCAAAAACAAATGTCCAAGTTCTTATTTGTAATCGAGGCCCAGCAACTACCGCAACACCACCACCTGTTGGTTGTTCTTTTAAATATGGAGTACTAAACTCATAAGTCATATCGTATTTTTCCCCTATAAAAAACTTTGCATTAGTTAAGTCTCCTAGTACAGTCATAGTTCCGTTACCACTAAAGCCAGACTGTGTAGCTCCAGTTAAAGTCTCAGCACTTGGAACTTTTACTTCTCCATGCTGAATTGTATTACCAGCAACATCTCTACCGACAACAACTTGGATTCCAGCAGTAGCAGTTGGATAAGGTAAAGATATAACTGACTGAACACCAGCACCACCTTGATTAATTACGTTGATGTGGCATTTGGTTTCATCTATTTTTCTGTCTAATAAAATTTCTAATTCACTCCCTGCATCCGTTGATTCTGGACGTAATGAACATTTTTCTAAATAAACTCCGTCTGAATATTGAATAACAAAGTAAACATCACTATCTACAATCGAAGCTCCAAGCATAGTCTTAGCTCCTTTAACTTCCCAAAAAGACCAAGAAGATTGCAACTTAGAATCTTCTTCATAAAAGAACTTATAAAAATAAATACGTTTAGGTTCATCTTTGCTTATAGCTACAATAGTTTCTTCTGATGCAGAACTAATTAAAGTTGTTATGTTTTTAGGGATATATCTTGGAACTGCTGACGAAACTTCTTCTGATACTGGAACTGATGCAGTAACATCTTGTAAGTAAAAATCACGCAACCCGCTAAATTCTCCTTTAGGTACAGAAAAATAAACAGTTCGACCAGCAGCAATAGGATCAACTGTTGGCTCTGTTTCATATGTAGTCATTGCTGTAATGGTTGCAGTCTTGGGAGTTAAAGCACCACCAATAGTTGAAGCTCCAGCATCTAACCTAAACTGACCATGCCGACTAAATAACAATAAAGTATTAGCAAAGGCCAAACTAGACGTTAAGAAATGAATCTCAGTACCACCTGTTACTAAGTCAATAGGATCGCTGTCAACAATAGTTTGTACTGTCTCAGGAAAAAATCTGTCGTAACTGTCAGCAGCACTCATTATTACGTTTTCATCTGCTAAAAGAATTAATCTATTTCTAAAACTATTAATGTTATTAATCGTAGTACCCACAAAAGTAGGAGTAGGTGCAGTAGCTAAGTCTCCCGCAATTCTAGGCGACCAATCAAATTGTTTAAATTCAAAATTACCAGTAGCTGCATCACGAACTAACACATAAGGCATTGTTGATTTGTTAAATTTGTATGGTTCTAAAGGGCCAACTGTTTCTCTCCAGATGCCAAAACCAAAACCTGTACCATTAGAAGTCTCAAACTTAACGTAATAATCATCTAACCTTGTAGTTTTAGATCCTTGCACTTTAATAACAAATCCGTCTTCACATAAAGTAGGCAAGTCACTAATAGTATCTATTGCTCCTTTAATTGCTTTTGTATAAGTTCCAGCTTTTGTATCGCTACTTTCTAAAACAAAATCAGTTCCATCTTGCTTTTCAATTCTAATAATGTATTGATCTACAGTAAATGTCCAGCCACTAGGCAAAGCACTTGCTAAATCATTTCTTAAATCTGTAGCAATCGTACCTGAGTTAGGTACTGCTCCACCTACAGCAGCGGTTGTAAAAGATGCAGTTGCTAAAGTACTACTTCCATTAGCACTTTTTATTTTTATTTCGTAAGTTGTAGAGTAATCAGCAGCTTTTATAAACACAATACCTTTTGCTGATACATCAGGAGATAATTCATTAAACCTACAATTACCGCTAGTACTTGCAGACGCTCCAACTAATGTAAATTGATTAGCGTTTACAACAGTTACAACATATGTGCCATCAACACTAGATCCTGTTTCAAAATCTATTTGTATTTTTACTCCAGAGGTTAATCCATGAGCGTTAGAATTAACAGTTATTGCTGTACCTGACTGCGAGTAAGTTCCCGCATGATCCATTGTTACAACTTTTTCTCTGTTAACTATAAACGTATAATCAGCAACTGACGCAACTCTAAATTTATCTGTTGGATCTGCTGTATTAGCAATGTCTAAATAGTCAGTTCCGTTAGGTGTTGTAATTGTTTGAGAAGTTCCATCTAGATTAAATACATTTATAGCCCCATCTCTAATCATTATTAAATATTGAATAGTTCCATCTCTATCTACAATCTCAACAAAAGGTTTACCAGTACCAGCAGAACCTGATATTAACTTTGCTAAATGATTAAAAGGAGGACGCTTAGTTAATCCTTCTACTGGAGAAGATAGACAATTTATAACTGATTCTGCCTGTGAAGCTAGTCTTAACGCTGGAGGTTGTTGGCTAACCCCATTAATCATATTGGGAATAGTGCTACTAATTAATGCCATAGTTATCTCTGCATAACATTAATAGGTTTAAATCCAAGTACAGGATGTGTTCTTCGAGCATGACCTCTTAACATACTATGTTCACTTAAAGTTGTCTCTTCTTCTAAAAATTGTGACCTAGCTTCTTGTTCTAATACTAAATTTATTTCTGTTAAATCTTTACTACCAATCATATTTTCTTGTAATTCTCTACCAGCTTTAGTCATTATGTAAAGTCTAGCGTGTTCTGGTAAGTCATCCCAATCAAGAATGATAGTCATATCTCCTTTTAAATCTTCTGTAAAAACATAAGTATTGTTTTTTCTGTCGTATAATCTATCTCCACGTTGCACAACATCAATGTTGTTGTACTCATAAGGATCAATAACAATTCTACTGACGTTAGTACCAACTGAAATATGATTAGTTGTAGAGTCTCTAGTCAAATCCATTTGATAATCAGTATTAAAAGACCATCCTTCTACTTGTACTTTGCGACTAACACTATCTAAAGTTGTTTCCGCTAAGTTACCTAAACCAAGAAGACCTTGCAAAGAGTTTAATGGACTCTCGCCCATCATTTGCAAAGCCTTATTGACTGCTTGAAGTTTTGATGTTCTTGCAAGTACCATTTATTTTTTAGTTCCTTTTTTTGGGGG